TGTTTCACCTGACCAGCTTAAAATATAAATAGAACCCCAACCAATTAAATTATTGATAGCACCTTGACCCCAACCAATAACGTTATTTACAGCACCTTGTCCCCAACCTATATTATTTGCCATAATTAATAAACTTTAGTTAATGTGAAATTTTGTGAACGTATTGTATTAGCTACGTTATTAGTTACCCATTGAGCACTTATAGTTAACGTATTTGAAACAGTAGTGTCAAAAACAGTATTACTTACTAATCCAAAATTAATACCTTCAATAGCATTTGAAGCATTTTTATTATAAGTGAAAACACCATTGGCAAATAATTCGCCTACACCAGCAGCTCCTAATTTTGTTATTGTAAAGTCTAGTATTAAATCAAAAAACTTATTTGTAGCAGTTGCTAATGTATATTCTAAAGCATCTATAATAACTACTCCATTTGAACGAATTCTAAAACGAATTATAGAATTATTAGAACAAGATAATTGTCCACACATTTTAGCTGTAAATGAATCACCAACTTTAAACGCATTTGCAGGTACAGTTAAAGTACCAACACCAGCTCCAATTAAACTAGTTTCGCCACTTGCAAAAACTACAGGAGTGCTTAAAGCTGTTTGAGCATATAAACCTTTTGAAACTTCTATAAAATTATCATTAACTTTATCAAACGCTTCTCTTATGTCATCACCAGTACCATCATTTGCAGTTGTACCTATATTAATTGTTTGTATCATTTTTTTCTTTTAGTTTATTTAAAAAAACTTCTAATTTCTTTACGTTTTTTTCTTTTGGTTTATATGTTTCTTTTATAGTATCCATCCGGTAAAATTAGCATCTGAATCGGGATATACATCACCATTTGAATTTAAGTTATATTCAGGAAAAGATTGTTGATTAAAACACATATAATCAATAAATCTATTTGTATAACTTTGAGCAATATCTCTTTCTTTTTCAATTAAGAAGTCTATTTCATTCTTTTCTACATTCGTACTATTTTCGCTATTATGTTTGAATACACCTTTATTAGCTATTGTATAAGCTGCGTAAGGCAAATATTCTACCATAGCAAAGTGTATAACCATAGGTTTAATATACTTGTTTAAAAGCGTTGTATATGGTTCAACTAATGTACCTTCAATAATAGCAGTATTGAATTTGTCATATAATTTTGTGCCTAGATAGTTTTGTATATGTATATCTTGTGCTATTTTAATGTATTGTATGTATTTATCTACATCAATATTTCCATTTAATGCAGTAAATCTAACGATATCATCTCTAGTAATAAATAATGCTTGTTGTGCCATAGTTAGTTTTTAAATCCCATTTTATTCCAATATTCTTGTGTAAATCCTTTTGTAGGCATATCACTTGGCTTCATAGAAACTTCTTTATCGTTTCTTACTCTATATCCGTATTTTTCAGCAGTAGCAATACTTAAAACTTTATCTTTAGCCGTCGGGCTTGTAGGGTCTATTTTAACACCTTCAAAATTAGCATAAGTTCTTCTTAACCATCTATGATTGCATCTAGCACCGCCTTTATATAACCAAATAGAATAATTAGGAGCTCCTTTTACACCAAATCCAGGATTAACAGATAAAGATTCCATTCCTATAATATCTTCTTTTCTATAAACCTTATCAGCATTTAACATTTTATTGCAAAATTCTCTTTCACCTGTAAAAGCACCACTATAAACGTATCTAGTAATAAACTGAATACCATCAATCTTTTTATCTTGTTCAGATTTTACATTTGGTTTAGCAGTTCCTGTACTTACAAAGTTCCATATTTTAGATAATGTACTTTGTTCTTTTTTGCTTTTATTGTTTAATGATTCTATTTCAGCATCTAATTCTTCTTCAGTATCATAATCTACTTCTGTTTCATCAATTAAAAACCATTCATCACTTAAAGTTTCACCTTTATCAATTAACAAATCAGCATTACTATCAGAACTCATTTTAATTCCTGTTTCTTCTTCAGCAGTTTCTGTATTCATTCCCGTAGTATCTACAAACTCTAAAGGTTGTATAGTTCTAAAGTATAATTTTAAAGATATGTCATTAACAGCTAAAATCTTATCTAATGCGTCAATAATTTCTAATTGATATGGTTTTATTACTATATTGTCAAATAATAGCGTAGCAGTCTTTATTTCATCTGCATTGTTACCTAATCCACCACCTGTTTCTCTAATTCCTAATAACATTGGTGAAGTAACTCTATGCCCTACAATTAACTTTTCAAAACATTCTTTTGATAAATATTCGTAATGTGCAGGCGCATCATTTAAAGGTATATCTTCAACAGTAGTTTTAGATTCAGCATTTGCATTAAAAGCTACAATTACTTTTTCACCTCTAGCAGAAGTTAGTTTGCGTAATACATCAGTTTTGATTTTTTCACGCATTTCTTCACTAGGTACACCGTTATTAAAGTTAATTACTTTTGTACCACTAAAACCATTCTGACAATCATTAATTTGATAATCAGCTATATTTTCTTCAAGCAAAGCGTAAGGTAAAGCACCACTATAATCTATCGGAGTATAATAATGGAATCCAGGGACGTATTTTTTAATAACATATATTTCAACTTCATTACCATTACCAAAACCAAATGAAGGAATACGTTTAGCTACTTCAGTAGGTTTCTTTTTAGTCCAATCAGGATGATAATACCAAGCTTCTATTTCACCTTTATCATTACATTTTTCAGCTCTTAATGTATTCATAGGAAAAGCCTCTACGCTTTTAACTCTTTTGTTTTCCATAACAACCTGAAAACAACCCATTCCTAACATTTTACGTTCTAATCCTGCTCTATAAATTGCATCGTCTTTTACAATAGATTTCATTTGAGCATATTCATTAGGCTTCTTATTAGAATCTAAAGCATCTATTCCTTTACCATAAATCATATTAGCAATACCAACTATAATAGCGTTGTTTGTAGTGCTATAAAGGTATCTATCTATTAAATATTGAAAGTAATTATTATCACTTCCATATTCAATAAAATCATTCTTTTTGTTTTCTTGAATTACAGGGCTTGTGTAAGCACTTAAATTTACTATTGATATATTACTCATAAACTATATATTCGTTTGTTGTAGCGTGTGAAACGTATTTATCTGCATTAACACTAAACACATTTGTATTTTGATTTGTACAAAAGATTTTATCTTTATAGACTATTAAATTATCTATGCTTAATTGTGTCATATCAGCAGTTAATATATTATTATCTACAGTTATTATTGTATTATCAGCTGTAAATGGTAAAGCGTTTTTAATAACCGTTAAAGTATAAAAGTTATCTTCCTTTAAATCTAAAACCAAATCACATTTTAAATAATATCCTTCAATTTCAAATGTAGGGTTATATAATTCAAATGTATTAGTTGTTTCGTTTTTTATAATAAGAGTATCAGCCGAATATTCTCTCGGTATGAATTTAATAGTTTGTGGCTCTATTTGCTCTTTTAAAATAATCATAAAACTTTTTTATTAATAATAACTTTAAACTAGAATTGTTTTAAATAGTTAAATATTTGTTAAAATAGATTTTGTGTTATAAAGTTTTATATATTTGTCAAAACAATTAAAAATAAATAAAATGGCAGAAACAGCAGTTGATAAATTTTTTAGAAAAACAATTTTAGAGTGTACGTTCGATACTAATAGAAATATCTATGATAATTGTAAAATAAAAGAAAAATTAGAATTTAAAAGATTTTTTGATTTAGGAGTTATGGCTTTGTGTCAACAAAAAGATAATTTAAATAAAGAAGAAGCTTTTGAATATTGGTATAATAAATATTTAGAAAAATGAAATACGCAATTAAAATATTAGAAAAAGAAAAACAATTATTAGAAGAATGTTTAAAAGAATGGAAACCTGAAAATTATCCTGAAGCTTTTAAAGAAAGAAACAGAAAGTTAAAAGAAATTGAAAAAGCTATTCAAACTTTAATTTCAAAACAAAGTTTAATAGAATTAATGAATATGGAATAAAAAAAAGGGACTTAATGTCCCTTTAATTATTTAATTTGATTTAAAAATTTAATTGATGTATCTATTCTTTTAGCATAATCAGATAAATCTTTATTATTATTTTTTAATTCATTAGGTAAATCAATACCTAAATCTGCAGCTTGTTTTTTTACATTATCAAATATCTTATTTGCTAATAAAATTTGTTCGCCTGAATTATCAAATAAATCTTGAATTGTTTTAGCGTAGCTTTTTAATTCTTTTAATTTATTATCTGCACTTACATAAGTTGCAATTGCTTTTTGAACTGAAGAATAATAATCATCAATAACAGATAATTCAACTTTTTGATTTGCTAATTCTGTTTTGAATAATTTATTCCCTATTTTTTTTACTTCAGGATTCATATTATAAATTTTAAAAAGGGGTTTTTACACCCCTATGTTATTAATTAAGAACCAACAGTTACTGTAAATCCAGAAGCTACTAATGTATCACCCAAGAAGTTTGCAGGTACAGGCTCTTGACCTGATAATGTTAAAGTGTACCCTGACATATCTGCCATAGCCGCACCTGTAACAATAGTTCCACCTGATACTTCCATTCCTTTAGTTAATCCACAATAAAAGATATTACCATTGTTATCTTCTACTAAAACTTGTGGTCTACCGTAAGAAAGTAGTTTAATTTGTTTGTGGTCTACAATAGACAATTTCTTTAAACTTAAATTTAAAGTTTGTTCAAAAAATGTAGTTCCATTATCTCTTGAACTAGTTATAGTTTGTTCAAAAGATGAAGTTCCTTTTAAATCGTATTTGAAAGCAACAGGAGTACCCGCTACTGTATCAATTACATCTGTATTAGTTATATCGTATGTATAACCTGTAGCATCACCCCAATTAACAAAATAAACAGCTCTTAAGCCACCTATTGAGTCCTTACAAGGTTCGATTCTACCTAATGAAATATCACAAGCCATAGTTTTTATTTTTTAAAGTTAAAAAAAAAGGGAAGGCATTTTACCTCCCCTTAATTTGGTATTCTATTTTAATTATGCTGGTGTGTAAAGTACAATTTCAGAACCAAATCCGTATTGAACACCTGCGGTGAAACGCATTACAACTCTTAAATTTTCAGATCCGTCTAAATCGCTCATATCCAGTAACTTAACTTCATTATGGTCAGATAATAGACCTGTACCAAAATATAAGTTAGATTTTTGTGCAGCCATCATATAATTAGCAGTCATTCCGTTTGCAACAAAGATTTTAACACCGTCAAAAGAAAGTGAACCATTGTTGAACCATTGAGTTCCCATTGCATTAGTACCATTAGCTCCTAATCCTGAAGCTCCGAATCCACCTAAAGCTCTTACATAAGCTCTAGCAACACTTTGAGAAACGTAGATATATAAATCTTCTTTTCCATAAAGTTTAGCAGGGATAGCATCAACAACTTTTCCAAGTTCAGCAATTACGTTTGCAGCAGTAACTGTAGTTCCAACAACATCAATAACAGTTGCATCAGCAGTAGCTTTAACAACTAATCCGTCAAATTCTCCTGTATTAGCAGTAGCACCGTGCCAAATGTTAGTTTCATTCTTTTCAGCAACTTTAGCAACAACGTGAGCTAAAATAAAATCAGCAAATGCTGGAGGTAAATTATCAAATGCAGAATATCCCATTTGTACAGCTTCCCAATCTGATTTAAAGTCTTTCTTACAAAGTTGTAAGTTTACTTGAAATTCTTCAGGTTGCAAAATAGCTTCTGTTAATGTAACAGTAGATGTAGCAGTAAAATCACAAGTAGCATCTTTTTGAATTGCATCAGTAGCAAGTTTTTTGATAACTTCTTTATATTTTACATTTGGTTTAACTTCAATACCACCGTTTTCGATAGTTGAAGCAGAAAGTAAAGCAGCAGAAATGTATTTTCCGGCAAATTCACCAGCATAGCTAGTCGTAATACTTGTTGTAGTCGGCATAGTTTTATTATTTATTTGTTAAGTTTTGCGAATACTCTATCTAAAGTAGACATTTCACGAGATTTTGAAAATTGATTAAATTTAACTTCGTTTGTAATTTCAGGTGAGTGTGTTAATGATTCAACAACTACATCTGAACTTAATTCTTCTTTAACAACTTCTTTAACTGATTTTAACTCAGCAATTTCAGTTCTTAATTTTTCAATTTCAGCAAAGAACATTTCTTTAGAAACTGATTCAACAATTCTTTTCGGAGTTGCAAGTTCAGCTTGTGCTTCAACCTCAACTTCTACTTCAGCTTCAGGAGCTTCTTCTTCAACAATGGCTTCTTTAATTTCAGCAATAATACCTTCTTCAGATACTACTAAAACCATTCCATCCTCAAGAATATACTCGCCAATAGGTAAAGCAATTCTATCTTCTTCATTGATAATAAAAACAGGTTGTCCAGCTTCAAACATTTCAGCTTCTAACACTGTGCCATTATCAAGTTTCATTTGAGCGAGTTTTATCTCCATACCCAAAAGAGTTTTGATTTCATTAATTACATTCATATTTACTTATTTAAAGTTTAGCTGATTCAAGACCTTTAATATATTGAGCAAAAGTACCTTTTAACCCATCCTGAATATTTTGTTTTTGGTCTGTAATTTCTTTTGGCATTGGTATACCTAATTCTTTAATCATCGCCTCAAATTTTGCAAAAATTGGTAATGAATTTTCATTTATTGCTTTTAAATTTTTTAATTCTGATAAAGCACTTGCAACTGCAGATTTAGCACCATTGTAAACATCCAAGCTTTTTTTTCTTGCAGCTATTGCTTCGTTATAAGATTTCTTAACATCATCATTAATTGCTAATTCAACTTTTTGCGTAGCTAATTCTGTTTTTCCAAATAAGGATTTAAATACTAATTTTTCAGTAGACATAATTTTATTTTTTATATTAATACTTATTATTTATATTTGTTATAAATTAGCCGTTAGAACTTACAATAGTTCTTACTCCGTCTACGTTATTTACAACTGAAGTTTCTTGACCTACTAAACTTCCTACTCCTTGTTCTGATAGTTCACCATTACAACATTCTGATTTGTAAGTTCCGTCTTTACATAGACACCCTCTTTTTCCGCCTTTTGGACTTGTAGTTTTACTCATTGTTTTTAATTATTGATTTAATTTTTTCTATTAACTCTTTTTCTAATTCTAATTCTAAACTCATTTCTAATTTATCGCTGAAATAACCCTCCACACTTATTCCTAAATATGTACCGTTTTTTATTTCTTCCCAAACTTTGTCATTATCAATACTCATAATAACAGCCCAAGAACCTTCAGTAGCATTTAAATTGTAGATAGCTGTTTTATCTAATTTAGGGTTTTCTACTATCCAAGATTCAACAACTGAAACACCTTCTACTTCTGTTTTGTGTTCTAAAGTAGCGTTATTGTTATTTAGTCTTTTTAAATATAATTGACCTGCTTTTTTTACAGTTTCTTTTGAAAATTTAATATTATATTCGTGTTCTCCATTTCTTCTATAAATTTCTTTATCAGGAACTAAAGCTAATCCTATAATAATTCTTTTTTCATCATCAATAGATTTAAATTCTATTTTATGATTATTTAATGCTACCCAATTTTCTTCAGTAGCAGGAAACTTTACTAGACTTAAAGCTTCTATACCATCATTTTCAGCAGTTTCATCTATAAAAAGTTCTATTGTTTCTAATTTAGCCATTGTAAATTTGTTTTATTAATTCTTTTGTTATTTAACATTTCGCTTAATACTGAATAATTTATTTTATTATCTTCAGATGCTTTACGCATAGATTCAAATATAATTCCCGTTTCTGTATTTATTATTTTTTTATTGTTTTTACCTAAACAAGAATTACGCATATTTAATTTATAATCTTCATTTTGCGTAAAAGAATAATCTTTTTGATTTTTATTGTAATTAGTTAATCTAATTTTTCTTTTTGATTTTTCTTCTAAATTCATATTAGAAAATCCTTCACCACCATCAGTCATATTAACTAACTTTCCTAAATTCAAATCTTTTCTTCCGTAGTATGATATTAAATTTATTTCTAATTCTTTTGCTAAATCATATTCAATATTGTTTGTTAATATCTGAACTTCATAGCCATATTTATTTACGGTATTTAACCAATGTTTATTTCTACCGTATTTAGAATAAGCTCTTTTTTTTGATATTCCAATTCCTATATAAAAAACTTCACCGCAAGGTTTCAAATGTCTATATAATAAAGCCATTATTTTTTTTATTAAAAATTAAAATTTATCTTTTTTGTTTTATTTATCCAATAGAAGCATTTGATATTATATTTCTATCTAAACTTTGAGCTGAAGTAACTGCACCTGATACTACATAAGCTTGTAAAGGTTGTGCGTTTTGATTAGCCATTGATTGTGCTAATTGACTTGTACCTGTATTACCTACTACATTAAATTGGGGCGCACCACCAGCTGGAGCTTTTGTGTTTGACATTGCGCCACCACCTGCACCACCACCACCTACTGCTTGTAATGCTTTTGCAGTCGCAGCTATTGTAGTAGCTATTCCTAATCCAGTAGTAATGTTATTCATTGCTATAACAGGAGCTGCACTTGCACCAGAAGTTAATATTGCTTGTGGAGTTGCTAAAGCACCAATATTAGCAGCGTTATTAGCTATAATCATTTTGCCTATACCAATAGCATTTTCAGCTATTATAGCAGCTTTTTGTATTGTTTTATTTTTACCCGCAATAGACTTTAAAAAATCAACTGCACCACTTGCTAATTGTAATTGTGCATTTTGAATATCTTGTTTTTGTTGTGCTTCAGCATTTGCTACTAATATTCTATAATCAGCCTCACGTTCTTCTTGTTCAGAAGTTTTTTTAGTATATTCCTCTAAAGCCTCTAATTGACCTTGTCTAATTTCATCCTGTTGCTGATTATATTTATCAGAATTTTCTTTTGATTTATTAAAAAAATCTTCAGCTTCTTTTAAATCTTCTGCTATTTTTCTATTTTTTTCGTCTTGTATTTCTTTTGCTTTTCTATCTCTTTCACTTTTTTCTTTTTCATTAGCAGATTTTATTTTGTCTAAATTATCTTGTAATAATTTATTTTTTTCTGCTTTTTCTTCTTCATCTATTTTCTTTTTAGCTAAAGCGTTCTGTTTTCTTAATAATTCTTCATTATATAAACCAGTTTTAACTGCTTCAAAATATTCATTATCAGCTGCTATTTTATCTTTTTGATATTTAGTTAATTCTTGTGCGTGTTCTTTTAAATATTTATCGTTTTGCTTTAATGATTTTTCTGCATTTTTAGTCATTTTTTCCATAGCTCTTTCAGCTTCAGAAGTAACACCTATAAAATCAGTAACCGAATTAATAATATTACCAAAAAATTCTCCTATTTGTGCAAGTCCAGGAACTAAATTTAATACAGCTTTTTTAACTTTATCAAAGTTTGCAATTAATAAACCCAATCCAACTACGATAGCACCTATTCCTGTTGAAACTAAAGCTAATCTAAATAATTTTAATCCTGTAGTCGCTGCATTAGTTACAAATGTGGCTGTTGCGGTAACACTAGTATATAGTACTTGAGCAGCTGAAGTATTTTTTAAAACCGCTGCTAATTGTCTAAATGAATCTATACTTTCTCCAACAGATTGCAACCCTTGAGATAAAGCCATTGCAGACTGAACCTTTAATAATTGTCTTTCTAAATCAGCACTTTCTACACCTATCAAACCCATTCCGCCTTGAATAGCAGCAAATCCACCAGCTACACCACTTAATGAAGCTGTTAATGCTTTAAATTTAGCATCAGGATTAAAGGCGTCAGTTAATGCTTTTGCATCTCCTATTCTATCTTTTAATTCAGCAGTTCTTTTAGCCGCTTCAACAGCTTGTTTTGATGTTGCTCCAAATTTATCGGATAATGAATTTACTTCATTTTGAGCTTCTCTTAATTGTGTTTTTAAGCTACTAATACTTTTAGTAGTATTGTCTAAATTACTATTGACTTCTAAACTAACTACTTTTGTTTCCATTCTCTTTTTATTTTATTTATTGCTTGTTTAAATGAAGTTGGCATCTGATTCTTTCCTTTTGCTATATCTATATTCTCGCCTCGACCATAGAAATCATCTATTGAAAGCATTTTTAAAATATGTTCTATCATCCTAATTGTGTTATTGATAAATTAATTGTCGTTAAAACTCCATCCTTATAATAATCTACTTCTATTAATTGTAACCTTTCTAATACTGTTCCGTTTGGTGCAATCGTAATTGTAAATGTTACATCTTCTGTATTGTCTAATTCATCAGTAAACGATGCAAATGTTTTTACCCCTGACACATCAAAACTATCAAATTCATTTCTGAATATAGTCATTTGATAACTTTGAGCTGTATTGTCTAGAATTACAACATCACTTGTAGAGAATCTATAACCTATTGTATTTAGATTATCAACTTGTCTATAATCAGTTATTAATTCTAGGTCTGTTTCACCTGTTGTTAAATCAGTTGTAAATGAATTTATAATGAATCTTTTATCCCTAATTATAATTCTGTCTTTTAATGTTAAAGTATTTAAAACAATATCAGAAAGTACAGCTTTTACTTTATAAATTCTAGTCTTAATATTATAAAGGTTTTCTATATAATTTCTGTAATGTCTTTGATATAAACTAGCCGAAGCGTTTGTATTATAAAATGGCGATTGATATTCACCCCAGTTCATACTCATTAAATAACTTAAATCACTCGCGACGGGTGCTATTTCATTTGAGAATCTATTATAGTTTACCATAACATCCTGATCTATTTCAGTTGTAATTCTTATTTTATGAATATCTGTTAGTTCATTTGGTAATAAACCATTCTCATAAAGAAATACAGGTTTTGGCGTGTATGGGTTTAAATCTTTATCAATAAATGTAGCAGTTAAAAACGGTGCTTCTTCACCTATTTGTTTTTCAAATAATACATCTTCAAATGGTACTTTAATTTCATAGTTTGCACTTTCATTAGATTTTTTATCTGTAAAAGTTAAATCACCATATTGTAAATTAAATAAACCATAGAAAGCATCATTTAAAATACTATTAGATTTTTCATATTCAAACTTAATAGCTTTGAATAGTTTAGGTCTTTCAATATCAAAATCATCTGACTTAATATATTTAGTTAAGTCAACTATTCTCCCTTGTTGGTAAAATAATTCTAAAGGTACTAACTCAAATTCAGTAGGACTTTTAGGTAGAATCATTAAGTTAAATAACTTAACTACACCTGTAAAAAAATCAGCTATTGTAATATCAGGTACAAATCCTTGTATATTACTATCTGCTGCTGTTGTTTGTGCTACTGATTGTGTAGCTACACCTCTTACTTTAAATATACTTGAAGTAACCCATCTTTTATCATAATCTAAATAACTTGTAAAAGTCATTTCTGATGCCGATTGAATATAAAAAGTAAACTTATAATTTGTAGGGTCATTAAAATATGAATTATCAAAAAAGTAAACAGTTTCAACGCCAACTAAATTATCAAAAGTTTGCCATAATAAACCTTCATTATAAACTAATAATTTATAAGGAATATTTGTTACCGTAGGCGTAATTACAATAGGACATATAATTCTTCTAGCGTAATATTGATTTGAATTAGCTAAAGCCCCTACATTTGTAAAGTCCCAATCAAAATTCAAAGTGTCAGTTGTTAAATCAAAATCATCAAATAACAAAGGACTTCCCGACGGTAATGTAATTGCTTTTGAATTAAAATTAATTTTAGTAGGTGGTGTAAAATAATTTACATCTTTATCATTCTTTAAAAGAAGTCTTAATTTAGTCCATTGTGTGTAATTTAAAAATGAACCTGTAAAAGATATTCCGTATTTGCTCTGAATACCATTAAATATATCACTTAATCTAATAGCAGGGAATAAATTATTCCATTCAATAGCTCCACCTGATAAAGTTATATCTTCATTTACGCTTCCTGTTTCATATTCAAACTTTCTATTATTACCTAATAAAGGGTACATAACAGATTCTGATGTACTTGATACAATTCTATTTATTATTTCTGTAGAAGTCCAAGGATGGTTTAAATAACCATAATCTAATTCATTTAATTTATCTTCTTTAAATAAGTCTTTTAATTGTGTTAAGTTGCCATAAAAAGTAACTGAATAACTTTCTATAAACCCATTCTTTCTATTTGCTTTTTCTAATTGTACATTACCCTGTCTAAATGGTATTGTATTTATTTCTATATAAGCATTGTAACGTACTCTATGGTCATAACCATTATCTACATCAGATTCATACCAATGTGAGAAAATACTATTGTTATAATCGTTTGCAGGTATAGTAAATGATTGACTAAAGTCCGTAAATACTTTTCCTATGTCATTTGCGTTTTGTAATGAACTTGTAACACTAATTTTTTCATCATTAAATAGCTCTACTCTTTTAGCTAATTTCGTAGTGCCAAAATATCCACCTAATGAATTTAATGTATCTACTAAACAAGTTTCTGCTTCAAATGTTCCACCATCAGCAACAATAGAAGTTTCAATACTATTAACTACATCAGCAGTTATATTTACAGGAACATCTACATAAATATATAATGCAACTTGGTTTTCCATTTATATATTATTATTGATTAAAGTATAAGCATATTCAAACTCCATTTCGTAATTTATGTTTTTATCTTGTAATGAAGTTTTTAAATTAGTTGACTTTGTCATTACTTTAACAGGTTTATTATCTAATAATACAGTTTCACTTAATAATAAATCTTGTACTAATTCTGAATAGTTTTGAGCAACCCATCCAGTATTTAATCTTATCTTTTGCGTTCCGTTTAAATTAAACGTTTTGTTTTGCCCTTCGTGAAAATCATAGTTTATATTTTCAGAAAAATGATTGTAATCACTTCCTTTAACATCTATGCTATTAACTTGTGCTTTAAAGAAGTTTATAAACGACCATCCACCAAAACGATTTATAAATGAACATACTACAGGAGTATATTTAGGTTCGCATATTTGATTTAAATTAACTGTTGTAGTATTTTCACCGTAGCTAAGTATGTTGAAAGGATATAAATTATTATATATTAAAGGCAATTTTATTACTTTAGGATAATCTAAAACATCAAATTCATTGTCTAAATTATTTGCGTTCCAATTATAAGTTCCAACATTAAATAAAGCATTAATATAAATTGGTTGTCCCTCAATTAAATCTAGTTTAATATCAGAATTGAATAACAAAACAACATCAGCATCAGTAGTTTGATTATAACCATTAATATAATTAGTATATCCTTCAACAGCGATATAATCAGTTGAATCTATTAAATTGTATTTATCCCTTGATTCGCCCCAATATCTTTTAACAGTCACATTACAATAAAGATTGTAATCTTCATTTTCTAATGTTGATGGATTATAATCAGGATATACATTATTTATATATTCTCTACAATAGTTTGATATATTATAATTGTTTTCAGTTTGTGTAGCACTTGCTATATATTTAGAAAGTGTGTATGTAGGATTAAGCGGAGCTGTATCAGGATTATTCCAAATATACAATTCAACTTTACTACCAGCTTGTCCTACTTCATCTACTGTAATAAAAAAAGGACTTCTTACAAATATTGTGTTCATTATTTTATATCTTTTAAACTAAATTTTAATAATTCTTCTATGTCTAATCCAAATGCTTCTTCTAATTCTTTTGTAATATATTTATCGTAACCTTCTTGAAATGGTTTTGTAAAAAATAATGTTGGTTTCATTCCCTTATGATATATTGACCTTGTAATTAAATACGCAGTTTGTTTATAAGATAGAAATTGTCCTTTAGTTCCTTTACCTTCTTTTTGTCTAAATTGAAATCCTTTTTGTCTAACCCATTTATTTATTCCTTCAGTTAAACCACCTTTTTTACCTGAACCTGAACCAAATCTATATGGACTATTAGGAGCTTTATTAGAACTTGTTTTACCTTTAACACCTTTGTCTTGAAACAATCCATATTGTTGCATAGTAAAATCTAATTGAAAACTATTCTCACTTACTATAACTTTAGAATTGTCTAAAGACTTTGCTAATGCACCTGTATTATCTTTGCCTCTTAAATTATTTTTAGCTCTTAAAACTACATAATCCCTAAAAGCTACTAATGTTTTATATGTATTATTAGGTATCATTAACAGATAGTCATTGTGTTTGCTATTTGAACATCAAACGTTACTGTCCATCCAGCTATCTTGTTTTCAAATCTATCTACAAATGGTTCACAAGTTGGACTTCCTGTTAGTTCAAAATAATCATTATACATATCACCTCTACGCAACATTTCTAATACTCTATTAATTACTGCTAATTGAGTATTTAATACATCTTGTTCGTTATCATTACCTAAAAACAAATCAATAGTTTCATCTTTAGATATGTCTACAATATCCATACATAGTACTGATAAATTAAATTGCCATACGTTGTTTAAATACGTTGCATTATTTACCATTATATGTGACAATGGGAATATAGTTTGCTTACTTAAATCTACTTCAAATATGTCACCTATTGTAACAGTATTTACAAATGCATCTAATTGTAATTGATTCTTTAAAGCTGTTGTTACGTTGTAATATCCTTGCATTATTTTCCTTTTATTAATTCTATTTCTATTTCGTTCTTTTGTTTCTCAAATATTAAATATGTCAAACATTGGTGTAGTGAAAGTTTTGTTGTGGCATCAAATTCTCTAAGGTTTCCTTGACTAATAGCATAGATGCTTGAATACCATCCCCAACGCTTCCCGAATTGTGCTTGTTTAGAATATTCTGTACCTCCTGATTGTTCTCCAAATAGTTCAGTGTAGCGGTCAATAATTCGTTGCCTAAATGATAAAAAAAAACAACAGCCCCTAGAACAACATCTAAAGGGGCGTGTTTCATTACATCACTATATGTTATTGAACCATTGTACTTTTCTATTTCGTATGTACTACCAAATCCTTTTTTAGTTATTGGTCTATATAAAACAGCCATTGCTTTATTCATTTGTGTCCAATCAGAAATGTAAGTATCTAAGTCTGTATATTCGCCAAATGTTATTTCTTCAAGATTAGGTATAAATCCGAACTCTACGCCACCCATTTTAAAATGTGGTATAAACTTATGTTCTTTAGAAAACAATGCACCTAGTGATTCTGAAATGTCTTTTACGGTAGTGTATTTAATTTGTGCAACATCTTTTAAATCTATTCCACAAAAAAGCTGAACCATTTTTTGTTGTAGAAACTCTGATTCAGGATTGTCTTTAGCTATTTCTAAAAACTTTTGATATTGAAGTAATTTTATTTCTTTTAATTCGGTAGGTATGTTAATCTCTAACTTCATAAACTTTTTATTTAATAATAAAATAAAAGTCTATTTGTATTAAACGAAAAAAGGTAGCTATTTCTAACTACCTTAAATCAACCATTAACTAACCAAAATTAACTTAACTTTTCTAATGCTAATTGAATTATATCTTCTATTTGTTTATTACTTAATATTTCATAAACATCTACACCTTGTATTGATATTGTCACATCATCTATTGAATCAGATGGTGAGTAATGATGCCAAGGTTGAAACTCTTGTTTGTAATGAGTTCCTTTAACTTCAAATGTTATATCACAATATTCTACTTCTACTATCATAATGTTTTTTGTTTTGACAAATATATAACTTTTATTTTAATCAAATATATTTTAACAAATATTTAACTATTCAAATAAGCTGAAGCAATTAAATACATTTGTTGCATCTTTTTAATTTGTCCTACATTTAAAGGTAATTCTATTCCTACTTCTATTCCTTTCTTATGATGTATATAACATTGTATCGTAGCAATCATTTGTCCGTATGTCATAATTAATATACAAAGTAACTCCCTTTGTTTGGGTTTTCTAATTGACTTGTTATAGCGTACCTCATAGCATCTATTGCGTGGTTATACGCATCAATTGGTTTATTTAGTTTAACTCCTGTTTTATCTACAGTCCATATATAGTTTCTTAATTCGTTTATTAAGTTCTTACTTCTTGATGTTACATATATCTTATTTTGATTAATTAAATTAATACCATATACGATACTATCTCTACCTTTTGTTACTGGTAATACATTATGTCCATAACTATTTAACTCTGCTATTGATTTTGGTTCAGCACAATCTGCGTGTATAATATCTTCAACATCATTTGCTTTTAATAGATTAGATATTTCACTATTCAATAAACCTTTCTTATATATTATTTCATCAAAGATATATGAATCATTATATTTATACATAGCTACTAATGAAGTAGGGTCATTAGAATATCCAAAGTCCATACCATAACATAATACTCTTGCTTCTGTTGGTAAATCTATTTCGTTCCAATCAGTAATACATACTCCTTCTAAACTACCTGTTTGTCCAAGTCCATATACTTGCCACCAATTAGCCCAATATGTAGAAGTTAATGCTTTTATTTTAGCTGATTCTATTTCTTTTATAATAGTATCTGATAATGCTTCATTGTCTAAATAAGTTAATGTAATAAAGTCTACGTTGTCTTGTGTTAGTATTTCTTTATCTACCCAAAATGTAGATGCTGGATTATAATCTAACCATATATCTCCTGATGTTCTAATTGCCATTTGATAATAAGAATCAAAATCAATATTATTACACTCATTTACGTATAATATATTTCTTCTTGCACCTCTTAATTTATCAGGTTGGTCAACACTAAAGAACTCTATATAACTTCCATTTGCAAATGTGTATTTTAAAGTACTCTTATTGAAGTTTGCATCTGTATATCTACCAAGTGCCATTATAATCTTTAAAAAGTCTTTTAATGCACCTCTACGCAAGTGTGGTATAGATTCTGACACTACACTTATTTCAAGCATAGGTTCTTTTATTGCTTTGTCAATTAACAAAGGTAGAATACCAAAAGTTTTACCAGCTGAAGTACCTCCTCTAATAACTTTAATACGTTGCTTTAAACGTAATAACTTTTTAATTGCAGTAGTTACTATAAATTCCATAAGATAATCGTTTAAACTAAGTCTAAATCATCTATATTAAATATAGGTTGTTCATTTGTTACTGTTATATCTTTTGTTTCTCTTGGTTTACCTGCATAGTAGTTATAGAATAGTTGAGTAAATTTAAAGTCACCTTTCTCCAATCCTTTTTCTAATGCTTCAAATGCTAATGGTTCTAATGCCGAAAGTTTCTCAATCAGTTTAACTTCTTCTGATTTTGATTTTCTACCTGCAGATTTATGTCCACCATTAAACTTTCTTTTATCTTCCATAATTAAAAAATATTATTATTAATTTAAAAATAAATAAAATCTATTGTTGTTTTGTTGTTAATATTAATCTTAAATTTTCTACTTCTTTTTTTAAATTAGAATTTATAACTTTAATTTCTTTTAATTCATTATCCAATCTTTCATTTTTATTTTCTATTTTTAACAAATCTATTTTTAAATCTACTATTTTATCTATTAAATTATTTATTGTTTTCATTTTGTTTGTCTTTTCCAAATTAATTTAGCGTTAAGTAATACTTTTTCTTTTTTATTTAGTTTTTTCATATAACCTAAAAAGCAATCTTCATTAGCTACATATAAAAAATTAAAATACTTAAATTGCTCCATAATTATCTTTTATAAAGTTTACTTAATTCTTTCGCTACTTCTTTCCAATGTCCTGATTGTTGCATATTACCTGATATTAAAGTTCTATTGTATTCTATTGAATATTTATCAAATAATATCTTTGCTCTTTCTTTTGCTGTCATAGTTTTATTTTGTTATTCATCTTATAGTATGCTTCTAGTCTTTCTAGAATCATTATGTGTTGTTCAGTTCCTTTTGTTTCTTCTAATAACTCTGTTAGCTTATCTATTATGTTATATGTTTGTTTTTGTTCTTCAAGTCTATTTTGTAAAGCTATGTTTTCAAATTTTAGTTTATATATTTCTTTTTGTAGTTTGTCTTGTTCTTTATCTGTTTTTATTTCTACTCCTGTAAAGTTATATATTATTTTTGATTTTAATTGGTTTAATTCTTTATTGAATTTAGAATATACTTTATACATTTTTAACGAGTGTATAACAGTTGCGTGGTCTAATTGTAATTCATTACCTAATTGATGTAATGTCTTATGTGGTTTTAGTTCTTTTAATACAGTAAAGTATAAACTTCTTAATTCTATTGTTTCTCTTTTTCTAGTTAGAATTGTTATATCTACTTTTGTTTCTTCTAGTATTGTTTTTATTATTGTTTCTTCCATTTTACTTTTATTTTATTTTTGTTATTTCTTACTAATTCTGTTAGTACATTAAATGATACTACTTCTAATGCCATAAATATACCTTGACATTCTTCATATTCTTCTAATGATTCATAATGTTTTAATATTTCTCTTACTTGATTTAAAGGAATACCTTTTTCTATTTCGTGTAATGTAAGGTTATAATGGTCTATTGCTTTATCGTTCATTATAATTCAAATCTTAATCGTTCTTTTACTGATTCGTGTGTTTCTTGTTGAAAGAATAATTTTAAATCATTATCTGTTGTTGTTTTAAATATTCCTTTTATAAAGTCTGTTTTGTTTTTTTTATCTTTAACATCATTTATGTTTTTAATTTCATAAATCATTGTTATTCCATTTACAGTTTCACAAGTTTCTGTATTTACATTTGAACGAATTATAAAACATTGTACTTGTGTTTTGTCATTTAAAGTTACTCCAACATAATTTGATAATTGCATAAGTGTATTTAAAGAAGTGGTATCTTCATTCTTCTTATGGTCTATCATAAATGTATTAAAATAATATTTACTTAATACACAATCAATATCCATTATAGAACGACTTGTATCTGTTAATTCACTTATCAAATAATTAAATTCGTTGTTGTGATAATTGTTGTTAAATTTTTTTCTTGTTTTCATTTTATTCCTAAGATTAATATATCATTTATATTGTAAATAGATATGTCTGTTATGTATGTAATTGTTTTTATAATACTTTCATTAGTTTCTAAATTAACTAACGTTAAATCGTCTCCTATTAAGTAATTTCTGTTATTACGTCTTATTTCAAATTTTTTAATTCCTGTTTTTATATCATTGAAATATTTGTCTTGTATGTCTAAAATATGATTCATTAAAACATTGATATTTGATTTTGTGCTACATCCTTCCAAGCATCAGCATTAAACGTTATTAAATCTGTATTAATATCATCTTTATTACCTATGAATTTATATGATTTAGATACTCTTGTAGACGTGTTGTATTCTCCTTGTGTTTTTTGTTTCTTGGATTGCATCATTTCTGCTTTTTCTTCGCCTTTAGTTTCGCCACAAAATAACCAATTATTAGAATTATTAAACACTGACCACAAAGCAGGATTAGATGTTTTTATATACATTGTTTTATTATCATTTTTATAAACTTGACCGAACCAATTACAAATTTTAAAACCAATACCTAAACCTTGGAAATCAGGCAATACTACAACTCTTGATATTCTATAACCATTTTGAATAACACCACTTGGAAAAGGTAATATAGCCATAAACGCTATTGGTTTATCATTAAACAAAGCTACATAACATTTAGCTGCTTTATTTAAATCTTCAGTTAAATAATGATTGTGTTTGAATAATTTCCAAGTTTCATATCTACATCGAAATACCTGAAGTTCAATTTTTGGTTGCCGAAGTGATGGCGCTATCTCAAGACGCCCTTTTGATGGTGAATAAATCCAATCAGGTTGCAACCATTCCATTATATCAAAATGACAAGATGCAAGTACAATCTTTTTATTAGTTCTTCTAATATATTTTTGTAATGCATTACTCATAGCTTTTGCAACATCTCTATCTACAACAGATGTATATTCATCAATCAATATTACTTCGTTTTCTGATGCACTGCCTACGATATAAGCAAGATTTGCTCTGTATTGTTCACCATTTGAAAGTGTATTGAAAGGTCTCAACCAAGTTGGAACAGAACTTAAACCCATAGCAGATAATAAAAATGTAGCATCTTTAGGTTCTAACCAATCAAAATTTGAAATTAATGATTTAGAATTATCAAAATATGATTTGTCCATTTCTTTTTTAAAGTAATTTTTTAATATAGTAGTTTTACCTGTACCACTACCACCATAAACTACACCTATGTTCCATTGATTAGGTAAATTTTCTAAATTAGCTTCAACAATTACATTTGATTCATCTTTGTTTTGTATGTCAAATGCTTCATAAATATAATTAGTATATTTATCATTGTTAATTTTATGTGTTAAATTTATTTTCATTTTAATTAATTCTTAATTTTAATAGATTATAACATTCAATATATTTATATTTTGCTTTTGATTTATGTATTGTTTTAAATAATTCATATATCTTTTTAGTGTATTGATATTTAGTTTTGCAATCTACTAAATATTTTTCAGCAAACTTTTTACCAAATCCTTTGCAATAATTTACATTATCAGCAGTATCACCTATTATCATTTGTTCGTAAAAGTTATACATTGCTTCTTCTTCTGATATATCATATACTACTTTATGCTTAATATGATAGTTATACATCAAACAAGGAAATTGCTTATAGTCTTTATCTATTGAAACTATTATTACATTATCCCTTCCTATTTCATTTGATAGTGTAAACCAATACCTAGCAACCATATCATCTGTTTCACATCCATAACCCCAAATAGAATCATATTGTTCTTTAACGTATTCGTGTACTTCATTTAATAAAGGTGGCAAATTGTTATAATCTCTATTAGCTTTATACTTTGGTGTTATGTATTTTCTAAAGTTACCTTTACTACCTGAAAATGTTTTTACTTCATTTATTTCGTATATATCTTCTAAGTGGTTTATAATAGACATAAACACTTCATCAAATTTAGCTATTGCATCTTCTATGTTATGATGAAATCCATCATCTTCTATTGTTTCTCGTTTCTTATAGCAACTTGAAAATATCAAACTATCAGCATCAAATAGTACTATCATTCTTTATTAGTTTTAAAATGTATTGCCAAACTTCTAATTCTCTATCTGTAGATTCTAAACACTTTATTAAATGTTCTTCGCTTATGTCAGTCTTGCCCGTTACAATTAATGTAGCGTAGTTTACTGATTCTCTTTGCAACCCTGCTATTTTAGATGCTGCTTTCCAATATGCTTTTTTGTTTATATCCATATCAATATTATTATTAGCAATACAATAAATGATATTATTACGTTTCTATCTTCTTTGTTCATCGTTTAAAGTTTGTCTTATTTGTTCGTAATACATATCACTTTCACTCCATTCATCAACTAATGATGTTCTAACATTGTTTAGTCTATTGCCTATTGCTACGTTCTCAAGACTATATAAATAGTCTATACATAATGTTAGTTCTTTAATTATTTCTTCTTTGTTCATCTTGTTTTAATTTAGTTAATAATGTTTTTGCTTCTTGTTTAAATCGGTATTGTTGCTCCCAAATTGTTTCTTTCTTTTCTGCTGGTTTCTTGTTTCTCATTTATTTGTTTTTAATTGTTATACAAATATAAACAAGTTATTAATATAAATTACATTTTAACAAAAAATTAACATAAAAAAAAAGAGTAGCTATTTGCTACCCTTAATTTGATTTCTACATATAGAATACCTTTGGTCTTTATCAGGATATTCTTTTGTCATAACTTCATCTGACATACAACGTTGTAAAAACTCTTGTTCGTTTTCTGTATTTCTTTTTTCAGGTATTGGCATAATATTTATTTTTGATTAATTATATTTCGATAAACTTTATTTACTCTTTCTGAATTTATACCTCTTGAGTGATAAAATTCTAATACTCTATTTATTCTTGTTAGTGGTTTAAATCTGCTCTTTGTCATTTAGTTCTGTTTTTAGTTTCTGTATGTATAATGTTGCATCCATTAATTCTTCTTGAAAGTGTTGTAGCCATTCTAACGTACTTAAATCCGTTCTGTCAAGTGTAACACCATATTTATTTATTCCTACTTCAGAACGCTGTTTAAATTGTTTTATAACTGATTCTACTATTGTATCTTTTATTTTTTCTTTATTAAATTTAATATATAAATCATTTGTAGTTAAAATTGAATCTTCATTTTCCCAAAAATGTATTCCTTTCGATTCATTACATAATACATAATGATTTCTTGATAACCATTCAGCAAATTCTATTTCTTTATTTTTCATTTGAATCTTTTTGAGTGTAATTTATATAATTCCATTATTTTCTTTAAAGCATCGTATTCTGTAAATTCAGTTTTAATATCGTTTTCTTTTAAATAAAATACTTCTTTATAATTTGATATTTGATATTTAATTATATGATATTTAGTTTTAAAAGGTTTTAATATATAAGCCAAATCATTTTCTAAACATATATTCATACATTCAATTTCTGCACCTGTAGGCATATATTTAACTGTTTGCCTTTTTGCCATTATTCTAGTTTTAAAAATTCAGCTTTAGCGTATTCTACAAACCATTCTTTATTTTCTTTGTATTTATCTATTACAGCATCAATCATTACTAATTCATCTATTGTAGACTTTTGTAATTTAGTTATAATATTTTCTATACTTCTTAAGATGTTTGTAGTTGTTTCAGGTGATGTTTCATATACTTTTTGATATTCTAATCTTACAACTTCTTCTAGGTCTTTATTTAAACTATTTATCTTATGCTTTATTTGTTGTTTATATTGAGTTGTAAAAAATAATGATTCATTTGCTTCTAACAATAATTGACTTAATAAAACTGATTTAAGGTATTCTAATTGTATTGTGTTTACTTCCATTTCTTTGCTTTGTTTATTTCTAAATATGTTACTTCTTTTTCTATTCTATTTGTATTATTAAATTGTGTTGTAGCTGGATTCTTAAAATTACATTCCCAATCAGGAGTTATAGTATGCAAATTAAAACTATATATTCCAAATGGTGTAGAATTAATATATACAGGTGTGTCTAAATGCTTTGCACATTCTTCTAACATTGCATCATACTTTTTCTTTTCTAATAGTAAAGTTTTATAATGCGTTTTCCTGCATTTAAGTTCTAGTCTATGTCCTGTTATTGGACTATAACAATCCCATCTTGACATTTGATTTTTAGCTTTAACCAAATCAGGATATACATTATCTTTTAACCAATTAAATAAATCATTCTCATTCCAGTTATTCATAAGTGTTATGTACTTTTCTTAAGTCAGATAGAATATCTCTCCAACATCCAGAACAATTAGATGCTTCTAACTTTTCATTAAATACTCTTTCGTATATTGCTATAATTAAAAATTGTTCTTTCGGACTTAAATCAGCTTTATGTATATCTACTAAAGGTGTCAAGGCGTTGTAATCTTGTTCATTTAAACAGTTAATACTTTGCTTGTACGTTATTAATCTATTTAGCTTTTCTTTACGTTCATCGCATCCACAATCAATACCTGTAATAGATGAAAATAATTCAACTGCTGCTTTAATTCCTGTTGCGGTGGTAATTTGTTCTATTGTATCACCTAATCCTTTTGATTTTCTTTTTGCCATTAGTAAATGTTGTTATAATCGTTATTAATAAAATCTTGATAATCCTTGTTAAACTTTGTATTTAATATTTCTTTGTAGTTTTTAATTGAGTGAAAAATAGATATTAAACTTATATTGGTTTCTTTTGCTATATCTCTCATAGACATATCTGTATCTCTATACAACTTAAATAGCTTCTTATCATACCAATGCCAGTTTTCTATTTCATCATCAATCATTAAACATATATCGTTATATGCTTTGTGTTCTTCTATGTTTGAAGTATCAAATATTTCCCATTGTTCATCAAATGATACTTTATTTACTTTTTGCTTTTTATTGTAATACTGAAAGTATAAACTTTTTAAAGTAAAAAATACATATCCTTTTCTAACATTACCATTCACATCTATAATTTTAGATGCATCAGCATACTTCCACAAAGCTATATAAGATTCTTGGACTATATCCTCTGCATAATCAAACTCGCCGAATCCATTAACAATCTTAACCCATTCTTTGTGGTGTTTAGCTACTTCTCCAAGCCATTTGTTGTTATCCATATGAAAGTTATTGAAATTACGAAAAGCACTATTTGTATAGTGTGTTCTGTTTCTTCGTCATCAATATCATCGTTATATAAAGCACCCGCCATAATACCCTTTATAGGTGCTATAATTACTTCACCGTTATATTTATTCATTAACTGCATTAAAAAATAAATTGTAAATACTAAAAATCCTATTACTATCATAACTATCTTTTTATTGTTAATCTTGCTTCTTTCTTTTCAGTTGTTACATCTTTTAATTCAAAACTAATATTAATATGCGTTAGTTCAGAATCCTTTTTTTGTAACATTTCCATTATGTTTTCTATTTCATTCCATCTAAACCTAGAATCTATTATAGACAACTTTTTCAAATATACTAACTTTTCTGTCAAATCTTTGAAGTAACTTATTAACACTTTGTTATCACTATTAAATAATAACATTCTTTCAGCTGATATCTGTAATTCTTCAATGTGTGTTCTAATTGTTGTTTCCATTAAAATATGTCTTTAAGTGGGTCATAAAATGCTCCTTCAACTTGTGGCAACCCAAAATTATTTACTTTAAAACTAAAGTTTTCAAATGGTGCGTTTCTTGAACGTTTACAACTTACGGTTACTAAATGTTTATTTACTGTATTTAATTCTAATTGTATTTGCGTTTCTGCTTTCTTTTCTAAAAACGAACCTAAATGTCCTGTAGGTTTATCAGTTCCAAAATTAGAGTGAATAACAGTTATAATATGACAATTTAATTCTTTAGTCCATTTCATTAACTTTTGCACTACTGCGTTACTTTCTTCTATGTTATTTACATCAGAACATAAATCAGCAATACCATCAATAATTACAAGTCCAATATTTTTACCTTCTAATTTATCATAAAGATAATATTCTATAAAATCAACTCTTTCTTTAAAACTTAATTGCCTTAATGCTAATGTATGATATTTATCTGTTTTTATACCTGTCATATCAATAGGACGTTTAAACACATTTGCAGCGTGAAAGTTGCCCTGTTCTGTATCAAAGTGTATAATATGTCTATCTTGTCTATTAGCTCTTAAATCACCCCCAAATTGTTCTAATTTATCTGCTAAATATATTGCTGATAATAATGATACAAAAAATGTTTTCTTACTTTTAGGAGGTGCTTGTAAAAAACTAAAATTACCATAAGTTCCAATAGGTGTTGGATAACTAATTTCACCGTCTTTAGTTTCATAACTTTTATAGCCAAATGAAATTGCTGGTATTGGATGTTCTATCTTTTCTAATGGATTAATAAAGCAATCTTCTTCAAACATTTGCATTAATAATCTTTGTGCTTCTTTGTCCATTTGTTTTGTTTGTTTAAAAAAGGGGCTGTTACACCCCTATTAATTTCTAGAAAGGTAAATCTGATTCTACTTCTTTAGCAGTTACTTCAGCTTTTTTATCAGCAACTGAAATAGTACCGTTTGTCCAAATTACATTTCCGTTACCTAAATACGTTTTAGGCTTCTTTGCTTCTCTTTCTTCTTTAGTTTGACTATCTGTTAAAGAAACATTTTGACCCCATTGATTAGATTCATCATTTACTCCAACTGTAAAGTTGTAATAAACTGCTCCATCTTTTCCTGATACAAATTTTTCTTTAGGTAATTTGTCAACTCTTAAACTTACATTAATTAATGCACTCATATTATATATATTTATTTGCTTACCTTTTTTTACTGTTGTCAGCTATTCAGTTTTATTATTTACTTAATTCTTCTTTAACTTCTTTAGTCATTTTATATTTAGCTTCTATTGCAGAAATAGAACCACCACCTTTAATGTATTCAACTGCTTTTTTAAATTCAGGTGTATTTTTATTTAACCATTTTAATTCTTCACTAGACGTATTCTTTTCGTGCTTATTAGAAGCATCAGCATCTTGTGTATCATCAATTAAAAGTAAATTACCTAATGCGTACTTTTTTCCGTAAGAAGATGCAGAACCAAATTGTTGTGGTACTTGCATACCTTTTTGATTTAAGTCAATTCCAACAATAGCTGTAGCTGATATTTTATTAACTCCATTGTTATCTAAAATAGTTGCTATTGATTTTAACATTGGTGGAAAATTACTATTACTATCAAAACTTGAAACTATCCGTTCTGTGATAATAAAACTTACTTGGTATTTTTCATTATAAGGTTTTAATGCTTCTAATATATCTTCAGCACTTCTAAAGTTATATTTACCAAAGCTATTGAATTTTGATTTGTTTGCTTTAAATTCTTTTTGAATTAAAGATAATTTTTGATTTAATGTTAATTCCATTTTAGTTTTGTGTTAGTTCGTAAATTTCTTGTTTAATAATTGTTTTGTATTCTTGCGGACATTCTTCATCTAATGCTTCAAAGCAATAATTTTGAAGTTTAGTTAATTTGCTTTCAAGTTCACAAATCTTATTTTGCATAACTTCCATTCTGAATCTGTTAAAATCTAATAAGTCTTTCATTATGTTCTAAATATTAATTGGATTAAAAAATATACAGCTAATACCTGTACGAATAAAATTTGATAATTTGCTTTTGATAAAAATTGTTTCATAATTGTTTTATTTGTTTGTTGAGTACAAATATATAACTTGTTTTCAATTAAAAAACTATTAATTTAAACTTTAACAAAACTTTAACAAAAAAGGGAATACTAATTAAAGTACTCCCTTCAAACAAAAACAAAGAAACAGAATCTTATATATTTTCTAATTGGTCGTTATAGTATTGAATCATATCTATTAAATCTACATCAGCAAATTTAACAGTTTGTTTTGACTTTAAATACATTTGTTCAGATAAGTTATTACCAAGATATTGACTAAATGCATATTGCATACCTTGATTAGTTATATTACATCCATAACATTGTACACCTACGTTTGATTCTAACCAACGTGTTGAATAATGTCTACGTGACATAAAATGACCGCATTGTAATTTCTTATAATGGTCTTTTTTACCACAAGTAACACAAGTAGCTATTTCATTAATAGCATCTTTACGCCTTATGTATTGACTAAAGATTGTATCTAATTTTACTATTAAACTTTTACGTGTGGGTTTTTTAGACATAATCTTGCAGAATATTTTTAATCCTATTTTTATACTTTGGGTATAAAATTGTGTTTGTTTTTAAACTTTTATTTTTCATTTGTCAAATGTAATTAAAGGTTATTAACATTCAAGTTAAAAAGTTTATTTTTAATCTATTTACTTTGTCAAAAAAAAACCGTAAATTTGTATTTTACTTTTAAATAAATAAGTTTTCTAAAAAGAAATAAAAAAAATATATAACAAAAACAAAATAAATAGCAAAAACAAAGTGTGTTGCGAATAGCTATGTTAAATAAGTAAACGTTTAATTATTTGATGTCTTATAAGAAAAAATAAAGGAATTAATAGTAACCATAAATAAATAAAATAATTAGCTTTTTTATCTATTTGTTTTTTAAATGATTTAACTGAAGTTTTAATAGTTTCTTTCTTATGTTCGTTTTTAGACACTATTTTCTTTTCTATATGTAAACTATTATCTTTTACTTTTTTATATCTTAAAACAACGTTTTTGTAGCTTACACCGTTTACTACAATATCTTTTAAAGTATCTAAAGGAGTTATAATAAATTCATCTATTAAAATATCATTCTTAATAGCAATACTTGTTTCTTCTTTTATTTCTGTTTTAGTTTCTATTTGAACTAAACTATCTTTTTTAATAACTTCTTTGTTTACTTTTCTAGATGCACAAGAAAATAAAACTAAACTAACTAAAATAAATATCTGCTTCATATTTTCTACGATTGGTTAAACCTTTAACAGGTATTTTATTTACTTTATTCCATCTTAAAAATTCATTTTTAATAGATTCATCTTTAGCATTTATATTTACTTTCTTTAATAAAGTAGAACTAGAAAAATTACCCATACCAATATTATAAGCTAAAGAAACTAAAGCATTAAATTGATTTTGAGTAATAGAATATGTAATTAATTTAGAAACTTGTTTAGCAAATTTATCAGCAATAACTTTAAACAAACTAAATGCTTCTTGTTCATTTATTGGTGTATCTAATAAAGTAACTTTTTTACCATTAGGATAGTATGTATTACCATAACCAATAGTAGCTAGTTTAGCAGGACATAAATAAGGTTTTGAACTAAAGCCTTCAAATTTAGTTATTAATCTATAACCATCATTATTTAGTAGTTTCATCTTTTTTACCTTTTAACCAATCAATTATTTTCATTGTCGTATATGCTATTGAAACCATCAATAAAACGATTTTCATTCCTGCCTCAATCTTACTTAAAGAAATTAAAAACACACTTGTATTAAGTAAATAAATTTTTAAATTATCAATCATTTTCTTAATCTTTCAACTATGTTAGTAATTCCCTCAATACCGATATAAGCGGTAGCAATAACAACCCAATCAGATGAAGTTAATTGACCACTAAATAAACCCCCACAAGCAACGATAAACACCATTAACTTGCGAGATATCCATTTACTTAATATTATATCAAATTGCTCCTTACTCATTTATTGGTCCATCTGCGTTTTGAGCATATCCTGCAAAACTATGTACACAGTCAACAGGGAATATTTCACTTTCAAAATCAATTGCAGTTTCTGACATAACATCAAAAGCATATCCATCAGCATAAACAGGTGCAGTTATTTCTTTAAAATCAGCATCGTAAATTCCATTTGTTAAAACAATTTTACCAATTTCAACAATAGCTTGAATACCTTGACCGTAAGATAAATCTTCATTATAAACTCCTTTAGCTATTAAATCAGCTATTGCAGTTTCTGTATCTAAATAATTTAATTTGTGTATAAACATTTTATAAAGTTGTTAGTTGTGCTAATTCAGCATTTGTTAAACGTGTTTTCCAAATAGTAGCTAAATTAATAAAATCATTTAATTGAGAAGCACTTGTTGTCCCTTGATATCCTAAATTTATTCTACTTGTAGCAGGTATAGTTGCTGATAAATTAGATTGCATTAAAACACCATTAATATATAAAACAACACCACTTGCAGAATACCCTAAAGCTATTTTATTTATCCCTAAAGATATTGAAGCTGAAAAAGACGCTTGTTCAACACCTGATGCAGTAACTCTTGTTAACAAAGCATTTGTACCACCGAAAGCAATAATAATTCTATTTGTATTTGTGCCATCTGTTAATTCTATAATTCTATTTACATCAATTTTAGAACTTGCATTTTTAAAGTTAATTTCAGCATAAATAGTCCCATCCGTTTGTCCTATTAAACTACTTATTCCTGTTTTATAAATAACATCAGCGTTACGTGTTACAGTTGATGCTACTGTTGGGATGTATGATGTAGCATTTGCACCCGCCTCTAATTGAGCACCCCACCATACAATAGAAGAAACACCATCTCCATTATATGTTTCACTTCCTGAAGTAGTTCCGTTTGTATTTGCTAAAAAAAATGTATTATTTCCTGTTAAATCACAAACTCCTGTAGCAGTAATTTTATACCAACCATCTCCAACATTTGTTATAGTTCCTGTTCCGTTTACTTGACTGCCTACTGTTCCATTTGTTAAATCAAAATAAACTCTAATCCAAACTCCTGTTCCTGAACCCCCAAATTGAACATTTCTACTGCCAACTCCTCTTTTTACATAAGCACTAATCGTATAAGTAGTTCCACTTGTTAATGATATTGAGAATTTTGCCATCCTATGTTGAGTAGCAGTTGCAGAATTTTCTATAACGCTATCAGCAGTTAAAGTTCCATCAGGAGCCGTTGTTGTATTGGTAGTTACAGAAACTCCTGCTTTTACCCAACTTGCGTCATTAAATTGCTCTGAATAAGTAAATAAATTCCTTGGTACTACTTCAATCAATCCTTGCTCGTTTACTCTCGTTGCAGTTGTAGCACGAACTACATCCATTTCTCTTGGTACGTATAAATTTTGATTTAAAGCGTACCCTAAGAAACTATTCTCCTTTACGGCAAAATTATCATTGCCTATTACTAAACTTGCTTGTTCTATCATTGTATGTTATAATTTAAAGCGATAGCCATTTTATCGTATGTGTAGAATGAATCACCTGTTAGTAATTCAAGTTGAGCGTTTGTTAAAGCTGTTTTGTAAAGTTGAACTGAATTCAAAGCATTAATTCTAAGACCATCACTTAAAATCAAACTACTTAAATTTAATGGAGCATTTCCTGTTAATTGATTAAGTTTTAAAACTCCATTTTGATAAACTTTAAACTCATTATTTTTATATGTTATGGCTATCTTTTGATTTGAATTAATAGTAAATGGAGAAAGTCCAAATGAGACTTGTTGAACATTATTTGATTTTATTGAAACAAAAGGTGTTAAACCACTATTAAAAAGTGCTACAGTGTTATTTGCCGTCCCATCATTTAATCTAACATCTGATTCAAAGTTAGTGCTAGTTAAATACTTTAAATCTAAAAACAAAGTCCCCTCTGTTTGACCAATTAAACTACTTATCCCTGTTTTAGATATTACATCAGCGTTACGTGTTACTGTTGATGCTACTGTTGGAATATATGAAGTTGGATAAGCACCTACTTCTAATTGTGCACCCCATATAAAAGCACCGCTTGTTCCGTTAGCAGTGTAACTTGGAGGAAGAAATGGATTTCCATCAACACTTGAAACGTATATAATAGTTCTTAATAAAAGTAATAAATCACTTGTAAATGTAATATCCCATTTTACCCAGCCATTATTTGCATTTGTAATATTAGCATTAATAAATGTAAAACCAACTCCTTCAGTAGAAAAAGTAGTTGATATTGTTCTTGTTGATATATTAAATGAGCCTTTTATTCCATTACCTCCCTGCGAATCAATTCTAAATAATAAAAAATCATATCCACTTGGTTTAGCATATCCACTTAAAGTGTACGTAATATTAGAATTTGCTTTTACAAATAATTGACCTATAGCAAAAGCTCCTGTTCCTGAGTTAGGAATAATTTTATCAGCATTAGAAACACCACTTGGAGAGGTAGTAGAATTTGCTGAAATTGTTAATGAACCAAATTTATTCCAAGTTGCATTGTTTAATTCCTCGCTATACCCAATTAAATTAGTCCTCTGCGGTTCTACTAATATACTCGGACAACTTCCGTTTGTATAGTCTAATCTTGGAATATTTAGTCTTGTTGTTGTAGGGAAATATTCTGTTATTGTTGGAGAAAATTCAAGTTGAGCTGCCGCAATACAAACCTTAGTTGCTGCTTCACTACCTAACGAAAGTAATCTAAAATAATTACCAGTAAGTGTACTAGAAAAAACATCTATTCTTTGCCATTCGTCAGTTAATTCTAAATTAAGATATGGAGAAGAATTTGATATTTTAAATCCAAAAGTTTTACCAATGTCTGATGCGTCTATTGCTTTTAGATAAAAAGAATAACTCGCATTTATTATTGTTCCCGTATCTTTTGTAATATATTTTAATGAATCTCCAATATTTGTTAAATTGTACGTTTGAATATTTGGAAAAGGCGGTTCAATAGTTGAAAGAGCTATTGTAGCTCCTCCTGCTTTAACCCAACTAGCGTCACTAAAGTCACCAGAATAAGTCAATAAATTTCTAGGTACTATTTCAATAAGTCCTAATTCGTTTACTCTAGTCGCTGTTGTAGCACGAACAACATCCATATCGCCTAACGTAGTGTTTGGAACTACTGAATAAAGTTTAGTTTCGTTATAAGCGTTAGGCGTAACAACAAGAGACGCATCATTTAACAAGTCTATTCTACTAATAGAATTAAGAGTATTTGTCAAACAAGCTTGCGCCTCGAATATACTACCTGGATATGTAGCCACTCTAGCTTTAAATTCCCTAACAAGTCTAGCCGCATATGTAATTAAATTTGCAGCTCTACCTATTACATTTGATATAGATATCTGCATGTTACCAAAGTGCTATAATGTCCGATGCATTTGTTCCAGTAACAAGTACTCTTAATACTTGAATTGGAAGAAACGAACCGTCCTGCACATTAGCAAATACAACGCTATCTCCACCAACAGTTACAACTGCTAAGTCTCCTCCTGTACCAACGTATAATACGCAGCCATTACTTACTCCACCGCTAATAGACGGAATGTTTACCGTGTTTGAAGGTGTTACCAATGAAGCTCTTTCAGCTTGTAGTTTTTGTGATGCCATTATTTTAATATTTTGTTTATTAATAAATCAGGGTTGTTTAACTTTGCTTTTCTAGCGCTACAACCACAGTCTTTTGTTACTTTCTCAACAACCTTCTTGATTCCAGTTGCTGTTGTTATCTGTTCTATTCTGTCTCCTAATAACATAATTATTTCTTTTTTACAACAACCACTTTCATGCTTGTTTTTTTAATCGGTGATCCTTGTTTTTTAGTCATTGACTTCTTAGATCCATACATGCTACATCCTTTCATAATTATTTCTTTTTAGTTTTACCAGCCTTCGATAAGGCAATTGCTATAGCCTGAGTTCTAGGTTTTCCGCTTTTCATCTCTGTTCTAATGTTAGCACTAATAGTTTTAGCACTACTTCCTCTTTTCAATGGCATATTATTGTTTTTTTACGTTACCCTTTAAATACGACATCTTTCCGTTCAATGACTTTGCAGACTCGTATTGACTTGCTTTTTTCTTAATCTTCTTCTCTTGTTCCAACATCGCCTTAGTAGGTTTCTTGCCAGATCCTTTGTTCTCTCTAATATTGTCCCATAGTCCCCTTTTAGAGTAACTACCGTCTTTTCTTTTTAACAGTTCCATTTGTCTAATGCTAATTTTTTTCTTGTTGGTTCTCCGTTTGGTTTTTTCATTGGTCCTGGCATTCCAGACATTCTAGCGCAGAAAGATTTTCTTCGATTCGCATCTTTACTACCTGGCTTTAACTTAGAAGGCGGAGTAGTAACTGCCATTTTTAGCTTAGAACCTGGGTTTTCTTTTCTATACGAAGCGACTCCCTTAGCGTTTAATCCGCCAGTTTTAGACTTTCCTTCTTTTCTTTGCCAAGCTGCTGTTTTTGCCATTATTTATAAATGTTTTATCTTTGCAAAGATATAAAATATAATTAAATGAAATTTACCACATCAATAAAGAAAACATACGTAAGAACCGAGGTTACATCGGACTATCTTAAGTATTGGAGAGTTGTTCGTCATTGGGCAATAAGGAAGCATGGTCTTAGTCAGCCAGATCTTGAAATGCTTTTGTTCCTTCACAGTGAAAGATTATTCAAGAAATCAGACTTCAAAGAGTTTGAATACATATTCTCATGGGACAGACAAAGATGGGCTAGACTACTCAATGATGGTTGGATATCTATGTGGCGAGAAAATAAAAATGGGGAGGCGGCTCTTTACGAAATATCAACAAAAGGTAAGATGTTAATGAATACGATCTATCGTAAACTAGAAGGTAAGGAACTAATATCGGAGAATAAATCAAATAATCCAATGTACAAAGCAGATGCGTCATACTCTGATAATATGCTGAAACGTCCTATTCGTAAGATGAAGAGAAATGCTAAAGAAAGAAAGAGGTTGTCTGATATCGAAGAGCAAGAATATCAGAAGCAACCTCATGTTATTAAACATCACAAATCAAGAAAAACATTTCGTGATATACTAAATGATAACAACGATGTCTCTCTCTAGTATGATAGTGTACGGAACGTCATTAATAAGCATGGTATAACCTGCCGCCTTATCGTAATATATAAGGTCTCCCTCCTTTACAACGTC